CCAATCGATACTTACAAAAAAGAAGTCGATGAGCTAGGAGACTTTAAATTAAAATATGATTGGGATTCTTTACGCACAGACATACAACAGTACGGCCTTAGGCACAGCACATTGTCCGCACAAATGCCTTCAGAGAGCAGTTCCGTTGTGTCGAACGCAACAAACGGAATCGAACCACCTAGAGGGTACTTGTCCGTTAAGAAAAGCAAAAAAGGGCCTCTTAAGCAGGTTGTTCCACAGTATACTACATTAAAGCAACACTATACATTATTATGGGATATGCCAAGTAACGAAGGTTACATTAATATCGTAGCAGTAATGCAGAAGTTCTTTGATCAAGCTATTAGTGGTAATTGGAGTTATAACCCAACACACTTTGACAATAATGAAGTGCCAATGAGTGTTATGATAGGTGATTTGTTAAACACGTATAAGTATGGATGGAAGACTTCATACTACCAAAACACTTATGATTATAAGACAGACGGTGAAATAGCATTTGATGATGCAAAACAACAACCGGTGGCTAGAGAAGAATTCACAGGATCAGATGAAGAGTATGAAGAACATTGTGAGGCATGTGCAATTTAAAGGTTGACACGCTGATACAATGATGTTATTATAGTAAAGTTATGAGATAAAGGAAAAGAGATGGCAAAAACAGTATTTAATCAAGAGAAAGTAGACTTCACCAAGAGCACAATGTTCTTTGGACCTGACCAAAACACACAACGTTATGATGTGTTTAAGTTCCCAGAGTTTGATAAATTGAATCAAACTATGCTAGGATATTTTTGGAGACCTGAAGAAGTTAGTTTGCAAAAAGATAGAGCAGACTTTGCTAACTTTAGACCAGAACAAAAACATATCTTTACTAGTAATTTAAAGTATCAAACACTACTAGATAGTGTACAAGGACGTGGTCCTAGTTTGGCATTCTTGCCACACGTATCACTACCTGAGCTAGAAGGTTGTATTGTTACTTGGGACTTCTTTGAAACAATACATTCACGTTCATATACACATATTATGAAGAACGTGTATGCAGATCCTACTGAAGTCTTTGATACAATCTTAGATGATAAAGAAATTCTAAAACGTGCTACCGCAGTTACTAAAAACTACGATGCGTTTACAGAAGCGGCGGATGCTTACATCCATCGTAAGGAAGGCAACATGCGTGATGTTAAGAAGAAATTATTCTTAGCAATGCATAATGTTAATATCCTTGAAGGACTACGTTTCTACGTTTCCTTTGCTTGCACATTTGCCTTTGCTGAATCCAAAGTTATGGAAGGCAGTGCAAAAATTATTTCGTTAATTGCAAGAGACGAAGCAACACATTTGAACCTATCAACTTCTATTCTTAAGAACTGGATCAAAGGACTTGACGATAAAGAGTTTGCTGATATTGCTAAAGAGTGTGAAGAAGAAGTATTAGACATGTGGCGTGAATGCGTTAACGAAGAAAAAGCGTGGGCAGATTATTTGTTTAAGGACGGTGCTATCATTGGACTTAACGAAGAACTGTTGTATCACTATGTGGAATATATTGCTAACCGTAGGCTTAAAGCATTAGGTTACAAGCCCATTTATGATCGTCCGCTTAATACTAACCCACTACCTTGGACACAACATTGGTTGAGTTCGTCAGGATTACAAGTGGCTCCACAAGAGACTGAAGTAGAGTCGTATATCATTGGCGGGATCAAACAAGACGTAGACAAGGATTCACTGAAAGGATTTAGTCTATGACACGTCAGGACGTAATAATCTATAGTAAGCCTAACTGTCCTTCTTGTGTTAAAGCAAAGTCTTTAATGGATAGAATGAACGTTAGTTACAAAACAGAAATGATTGGCACAGATATACAGCCAAGTCAACTAATGGCACTCTTTGAAGAGAAAGGGTTGCCAGCACCAAGGACTGCTCCGCAAGTCTTTATCGGTGAAGAACATATTGGAGGCTATGAAGCATTAGTTTCTTATATTGAAAACACTGGGTGGAACGGAACAGGACACACAATATAATGTTATTAGAAGTAAGTTATAAAGATGGCGACACAATTAGTTTTAAAACTGTAGCAGGAGAAGAAGTAATTGCACGCCTAGTAAAAAAAGAAACAGATTCAATGAAGGTTAAGAAGCCAATGGCTCTTACTATGACTAAAGACGGTATTGGCATGGTGCCATTTACTTTTACTGTTGGTCGCGATAGCGAACTAGATATTAACTTATCAACTATTGTGTTTATTGCTAAGACTGAAAAGGGAATGGCAGACCAATACATTGAATCAACAACCGGCATAAAGATTAACTAAAAGGAGATAAAGATGTCAACAATTCACGAGCAAATCGTTGCACAGTACGAATCGTACCTAGCAGAGAACGATAAATTTGAAGGCGGTACTAAAGCGGCCGCGGCTAGAGCTAGAAAAGCACTAGGCGAAATGGGTAAACTTGCAAAAGCAAAGCGAGCTGAAATCCAAGATAAAAAAAATAATATGTAATAAATACTGTATAGGGCGTAGGAATTGTTTCTACGCCCTGTATACTTTAAGAAGGGCAAGACATGAAACAGGGCAAATTAAAATGGTACAATCACGTAAAGGGATATGGGTTCATATCACGTGAAGAAGGACAAGCAGATCTATTTGTACACATTTCAGAGTTTCGTAAAGCAGGCGTAAAGAAGGTAGTTGAAGGCATGGTTATCGACTATGAACTTGACGACCACAATGGCAAGCCTGTAGCAATTGATATAGCAATCATTCACACACCAGAACAGTAAAGGATAGTCTAGCGTATGGAAGGTTTAATAATTCTATATGGACTATTCGTTAAACATGCTATTGCTGACTTGGCAATGCAATCTTTACGAAAGACTCCCGGAGATAAAAGTGACCTTAAAAGTCCTAAGGGATATATTCATGCGGCAGATCACGCCGGACTTACCTTTATAGTTATAGCTTTATTAACTAATAATGTTGTTATATCTATATCAATAGCATTACTAGATTATATACTTCATTTTACTATCGATTATTTTAAAACAAAATTAATAAAAAAATGTAAATGGACCCCGTCAGATAATAGTTATTGGATAACACAGACAATAGATCAAATATTACATTATACTTGTTATCTTTCTTACATTCTTCTCTTGACATCTACCTAAAAAGACTGTATAAATATATATGTAACGTTGAAGCAATTCAAACGCTATACAGGACCCGGGGGCGGTACCCGGCGACTCCACCATAAACACATTTACCGAGTGTGCTTATGATGGGGTCGAAATAGGATCGACTGGTAGTTAATAGATGTTGTGGAGTTGCCCGGATGTAAGCTCGGTTAACGCGAACGAACCTTATAATTGCAAAAGCAACTATAAACAACGGCGAATTTACTTTCGTGAACTTCGGTGCACTTAATGACTTCGCTGTCAATGAGGATTTTGCCCTAGCGGCATAATCACTCGGGGTTGGCGACTTACCTAGCAACAGAAAAGTCGCACTTTAACTTAACACCTAGACCCTATAAATACTTCGTGCCAAAAACGCACAACACATCTAAATGGTTAGATAACTATACATTGTAGACAAAAAGAACTACACTTCATATAAAAGAGGAAAATAAATGAAAAAGACTATAATAACCGTCGCACTAGCGACGATGTTAGGGACATCTGTTATGGCAGACGACTTTGACAATACTGCAATAAAAATGACAGCAGTAACTGAAGACTATTCAATTAGTATCAAAGCACCAAAAACAGGCGCAACTGAATTTTCAATTGGTGGTGAAGTAGCATCACTAGACACATCTGTAACATGGAAAAGAAACGGCGAAGTAGACAACTATGCAATTAAAGCTGGTAAGTCTATGGCACTTGGAATGACTCCAATGTATGCAGGAGCATCTGCTAAATTTAGTTTTGGCGACAGTTTTAATACAGATACACGTACATTGGATCTTTCACCTTACGTAGGTGTTGCACACACAATGGGCAAATTAACACCATTTGCTGAAGTAGGATATGCTTGGCAATCAACACAAAAAGATATTATTGACATTAATCGTGATTCATCATACCTTGAAGTTGGAGCATCATATGCTCTATCAGAAGCAGTGAGTGCAAAAGTCACTGTATCAGAAGCACGTGATATTGATTTTGCAAATCCAGGTGATAGAAATGCAGAAATAGGTTTAACCTTTAAGTTCTAAAGCAGTCTTAGAACTAAACTTAAAAGGCTCCTTCGGGGGCCTTTTTTTATGACTGAATTTCAATAAATACTCGTATAACCAAGGAGGGTTATGAAGTTACATAAAAACTTTGAAGCACACGAAACACAACCAAAGAAGACGAGTATAGGAAACAATCACAGTAGAACAAAATTTAGTTCTATGAATAAAGGCAAAAAACGTTCATACAAAAAATACAAAGGCCAAGGAAAATAATGACAAGGAAGACTAATACAATGCTAATTGGATTATTAGGTACTATATTATTAGGATTGGCTTCATGGACGTTAGTTACGTTAATGGAACTGCAAATTTTAGTTAATATGATTCAGCAAGATTTGATTAGCATTGATAAACAATTTGGCAGAGTTTACAATTTTATAGATTCAGTAAGGAAATAAAAAAATGGAAGTATTATATGTATTAGTAATTAGTATGTGGGGATTGACAGGAGAAGGCGACTGGACCTACATTGGAAATCAAGATGTCTTAAAACAAGAGTTTACGTTAGAACAATGTACAATGTTAGCAGATAAGAGTAGCTGGCAAAAGAATCATACTAACGAATATTATGATATACAACTAGATTGCTTTCCAGCTGATTGTGCTGGTAAAGAAAACTGCGAGGCGAAATAATGGCAAAAGAAATAGACGATCAAGGTAAACTAGAACTAAGTGTTCGTATACTAGGAAACGAACTTATTGGATTTAAAATGGTAGTAGACGATTTTAAAATGAAATGGCTATTTTTAGGTGTAGTAACTATTGTGGCATTAGGTTGGGCAGGAAGTACATTTGGTCCAGCACTATTTGAAATGGTCGGATCGAGTGACTAATGTGGCAACGGTTCCGCAAATGGTTAAACATAGACCACATTGTGGACCTTGCTGTCGACTTGTTCTTGATACTGTTTGATGTATTAAGCTCACCTATACTAATCGTAATGAGATTGTTACGTTGGATAGTAGGTAAGTTTATGTTAGACGGACTGAAGGGCAAAATAAAAAGATTAATACATTGGACAATGGGTAAACACCCGTTAGTGCAAATTTGGATTTGGACAATGACAATA